AAATGAAGCAATCCCAACAAACCAATATCTCTCGTGTGGCATCTGATCTAGGAAGTTTACATCAAAAATTCTTAGGATTTAAAGGCCAGACCACCAACGCAAGATTCCGTTACGTTTAATTTTATAATCAATAAGTTACGAAAAAAAGCACCTATAGTAATTATAGGTGCTTTTTTATGTTTAGAATTCTTTAACTATAGTTATTTTATTGGGTGGTATATATTTCGTTGTAAACCCAGCAACATAATCATCGTAAATACCAACCATTGGGTCATATCGAACTTTATACGATGGGTCTAATGTGATATTCAGCAAAGCCATATATGAATCTTCCCAGTTTTCGATTAATTTCATATTTTTACTTTTGCGAATATGATTCAATTTCGCAGCGTATAAATTATTTGCTAAGTCAGTTAATAATGGATCATCTGGATCTTTAACATGGATGACATATATTCTATCATCTGGGTAATTGTATGCTGTAGTTGTCCCTCTTGGACCTATCCCTATTCTTTTAATATTTTTTAGGTTTTGTGTATTTGTTATATGATACCATTTTCTATTAGGGATTTTTTCCATATTCACCATGGTAGGAAATCTCATTTCAATAGATAATGTAATAGTTTTTTCAATTTCAGAACTGTTTATAACTTTACTGACGAAGTAACCAAATTTATATAAAAAATTATTGAAATCTTCTAAGAAATTTTTATTATTGGGATCGTATTGTAATAAAATATTGAATGATGATTCATCGAATATTGAACTCATATCCAAGAAATCTTTTCTTTGTTTAATAAAATTTCGAACCATTCGCATTGGATACGATCTTATCAACCCCTCAGAAATGATTGAGTCGTTTTCAAAACAATCAAGCATTTGTGGTCTAATGTTTAGCCAATCTTTATAGGAATCCATATTAAATATTTAATCATCTATATTAGATACCATCATCTTAAATTTTAAGATGGCGTTTTTACCACATACGCTATTCTGTTTTATGAAAGTGCTTGATATTTGATCTAATCTATTATCGACACATAATTCATTCAAATCCTTATACTTCTCCCCCCATTTTTTGGGCCATATGAAAACACATTCACCCATTTCCAATAATGAGATTGTTTTTACTCTGGAAGTTTTATCCAACCATTGGGAATCCAATACCCATATCCTATCAAATAATTTAATGGATTCCATTTGAGATTTTTGAGTCTTGGTGAAAGTGAAATCACCTTTGTTGATACCTGCAACACCCAATCCATTTTTTATAAAAAATGAATCTATCGGACCTTCGAATAAAAACACCGCATCTAATTTAGGATCTACCTTATCAATGCCATATATGGTCTTGTCAGCATTTACTTTAGATAGATATGCTGGTCTTTCATCCCAATCAAAAAGTTTTCTAGTCTGGAAGAATACGATATCATTGGATTCATCTTTAAATGGTATAATCAATCTATCGGATTGAAATTTATCTTTGATACTTATATACAATGCATCTGGACGATTGATTGCTGTATCTAATCTACGTGCTTTAATATAAGCCAAAGCATGTTTTACTTTAGTATTATTGGAATAATACTCTACTTGACTCTTATCGAATAAGTTTATCGAATCTTCTGGTAAAGTTGGTGATACGAATTTTTCAGTAGTAGTATCTACAATATAATTAACATATTCGTAATCCGAATTATCGATTTCTTCACGCATTTGAGCATGGGACATCCCTGAAACTTCTCTGATCCAATTATATGTGCTCAAATTGCTACCACAATTATAGCAAGATATATTATTACTGGAAGGATTGAACCAGCATCTTTTCTTTCTGCCCCAAGATTTACCTTCTCTACATATTGGGCAGCAAGAGTTATATTTTTCTTGAGTCTTGTAATACTTTACCTTAAATCCATATTCATAAAATTTAGAAACTACATAATCAACAGGTAAGTTGAAATCGAAGTCATTCTTTTTTTGAATCGAATTTATTCTCGGCAATTTTTTTAATGTCATTTTTTTCTGCTGTAGAAGGTTGAGGATCTACTAATTCTAATATACCATTCTTAACCCCAAAGTCAAAATCTTTTTTCGAAATCCATCGTGCATCCATCTTACCATCATAAATATCACAAAAACCATACACATCACCATGTTTTTTTACAAACATTAATGTATGACCTGTATATGATCCATCAATTACTCCGTAAGTTTCACCGAATTTAATTTTTTTCTTAAAAAACATAATAATTATGTATTAATCCATTCTACTACCCTTAATATGAATACTCAATTCTGTTTTTAGTGGCGTGTAGTATTTTTTTTTTCACTTCTTCGTTATGCTCTTGTAATTTTTTCATATTAATTCATCAACAGTGATGTGATTCTTTCTGGTTCCATCTCTATATGCCCTTTTCAACCCTAAACTAATTTTATCTTTAGTTTCGTCCGAAAGAACTTTACCTAATTTAATCATACTCATTTTTTGTTTTGTTTCTTCTGCGTGTTTTACCCTTTTAACATTCCGCATTTTTTCTTTTGTTTCTTCAGAATGCGGCTTCCTCGGTTTCCCGGCTCTAGATAACTTCATTTTTTCTCTTGTTTCTTTCGATATGCCTCGTTTTAAGGCAGATTCTTTCATTCTTTTCTTGGTTTCATCGGAAAATTCCTTTCCTAAATTACCTTCACTGATTTTTTTCTTAGTTCCTTCTGAATGTTTTTTACCTAAGTTGGCTATTCTACAATGGTTCGAATGTGCTTTGGACTTTGGTTTACCTTTACTAGCCAAACTCATTTTTTGTTTTGTTTCTTCTGAGTGTGGTCCCCTCACAGTTCCGGTTTTATCGGTGGAAAATTTACATAGGTTATAACCTTTCTCTCTATTTGTTGAATCATATAACTCTATATAAAATGATTCTCTCATCAACAAATCATTATTGTCTCTCACTTTGTCAAAATCTTTAAAAATTTCTAATATACTAACATCAAAATTCTCCCATCCATATTTTATAATAGCATTGTCGAAGTGGTATCTACCAGTTTTACAATTTTTATGAGCACATAACCTAGTTCTGATATTGACAGATTTACCAATGTAAATTTTTCCACTTATTTTACAGACTAGTTTGTAGATGCCTGCCTCTTTTGGATAACATAAAAGATCTTTCATTTATATATTTAATCATTCATGTAGAACTTGGAAATATTTTCCATGAATAAATTGTCAAGTGCAGATTTTTCAATAGCTTCTTTATAACAAGTCAATTCTATTGGGTTTCCATCGAGATCATAACCGATCAATTTGAAACATGTTAAAAACTCTCCCAATGTGCCAATCAATGCTTTATTCAATCTAACTCTATTCGGCATTTGACGCTTTTCTCTAATCTTGGAGGCTAAAGCTTCCTTAAGGATTTTAGTGATTTCATCATCACTAAAATCTTCAGAGGTAGTATTATCATTCATACTAATTATTTAATGACTGGTCTGATATAGTCAATCAAATAGTAGTTAGAATGATTCGTAGTTAATCCTTTTTCTCGAAGATAGTGTCTTCAGATTTTTGAGGGATACCTTTCTCGATTAAGGTGGTTATAATGACTTCCATAGATTTCGTCTTCAAATTAAAGTTTTTGATAAACTTATTGTTACCATCGTTGAATTCGAATACGATATCTCCTCGAAACTCCTTACTCTCGTAACAAGTAATGATTAGGGATGCTCCACCGGGGTCAACCATAATGGACCATCGACGAGGATCTAGCATCGCATAATCTTTGAATAATCTAATAGTTACAAATCCTGAATCTCTCAATCTTTTGATGAAGTAACTCCCTGTAGTGATTTTATTTTTTTGTGTCATCTAGTTAAGCTGCTTATAATGTAGTTTAATGTTATGTCTCCTGATGATATGGAAATTTTCCCAATACCATTTTTTGAAATATAAAATTTAGCAGTATCTGAACCAGCAAAATCGATCAGTCTGACATTATCTAAATTTAAGATAAAATCATCCATATCGAAATCCACATCACCATCAGTGATTGTCAGCGCATCGGTGTTGGTCATCGATTTATCCGCTAAACTCCATGTTAGTTTCCCATCACGGGAATATACGTATAATTTATTAGTATCTTTGAAAATACTACTAGTTTTCAATAAACTTTTAAGAAATGTATTAGTGAACTCGAATTCATAATCAAAGTTCAATGATTTGATTTTCTCTAAAGTAATTTTAGGTTTTGTTAAGATTCCCTCATCATATAAATGATATGTGAATTTTATGGAATTGCCTTTATAATTTAGATTATTTTTCTTTAGTTCGAAGTTTATCGTATCACTTCCCACCATATCAACTAATTTAGATAACTTGTTGAGTGATGGTAAATTTAATTTAGTTTCAATATCGAAATCACCTTCTAGAGATGACCAAAGAAACATACTTCTATCGTCAGAAGCGGCGATAGAGTATATTTCGTCAGTCTTGACCTCTAAAATCGATGTATCACTGATATTCGATAAGGAGTTTAAAAATATTTTAAACTCCTTTGACTTTAGTTTCAAGTTTGATTGGTGCATTTTTGTTCTTCGATTCTAGCAAAGAAATTATCTTTTGCAATAACTTATTATTTTTTTCTAAGAGATCATTAGTTTTCTTTTGCTCACTGACGTTAAAGTTAAATTCCATTTGATCTTCATTTGAAACTGGTAATGGCTGTTGATATACAGGTGTAATCACTTGTTGTATTACTTCAGGTGCAGGTGGAGTATATATTGGTGTCTGTAATGATGGATTAGGTTGAATTGGGCGTGGTGCTTGAAAATTTTGTCGAATATTTCGTTGAATATTTTCAAGCCCACGCTTAATTTTCGAACTACCATCATCAAATGCACCATTCAATACAGGATTATCGGAAGTCATACTTTCAATCATCTTGGATTGAGCATACATGGGGCCAGCAAGCCCCACAAGAAGCTCCAGATCTTCTGGAGCTAATGGTTCATATTGTTCAGTAGTTTGCATATTTTTAATCTTCTAAGTCTAATCCAGCTAATAGTTCATCGACATCATCTTGGACTTCTGATTTCGCAAAATCCATTGGGATATAGTCATCTTCTTCCACCACAGGCTTAGAAGTTGGCTTGCTAGCAATTTGTTTGGCGATTTCGGTCTTCTTCTCTTCAGAAGAACAAAAGAAATGCTCTTCCAATAGACGATTCAACTCGTCTTCAGTCTTAACAGGATAAATCTCTCTAAGATTATGAACTTGTTCATAAATCTTTTCGATTTCATCGTCATCCAGAGATAATTTAGATACATTAGTGAAGAATGATTCTGAGAATGTGGTATATTCTCCTTGCTTCTTCGCCTTGACCTTAAGGTCCGCTCCATCCTTAGACAGATCGAAAATTCTAGCACCAAATTCTTCGGATCTGTCACCAGTCATAGCATCATCTACGATGCCTTTTAATTGATAACCCATCTTTAGGATTTGAACTGTCCCATTTAACTCTGGTGTCGCTGGATTATCGATCCAGAGAGCATTTACGAACCAATTTTCCTTTTGGTCGATTGGTGATTTGAATGTAATCTTCTTACCTTGTGCATCAACACCCGGATTAGGATTAGCATCCACCCATTCCTTATACATCTTCCATCTCAAGTTAGCAATTGGATCATTATCCCCGAATGTTTGAAGTCCGAGAGCAGATGTGTATTTACCAGTTGAGCGACTATTCCAAGAATGAACATAGTGATGAAAGAATGTTTCATCAATATTTTCCACATTAGGAATTAGTCTGATTGAAAAGGTATGACCAGCAGGGAATTTCATGATATTTGAAAATGACCCGCTACCTGTATCTGTTTTCTTTAGAGCATCCTTGATTTTGTCGAACATGGATGTATTGAATTTATTTTTTGACATAATTTAGTTTAGTTTAGTTGTTTGTTTATTTGTTGTTTGTTTTCTCGCTATGGAGAATGGTGTCTAGTTGTCTAGAAAATTTTAAGATAGTTTAGTTTCTAATTTTTCTTTTGCAGAAGTCGCAAAAGCTTTCATTCTTTTGGAATTGTAAAATTTTTGTTTAGTTCGTTGATAATTAGTGAAAAAATTTGGGACCACAAATTCCAACAATGCTGAATCTATAATTGGTGTAGACATTTTTAATGCGTGTAGCAAATGGAAATCGATCTTGTGGTTTTTTAAATGTGACACCCAGCAGGGCAGAACCTCCTCAGAGTGTAGCAGGTATTTTTTGAAAGTCAATCCATTTTCTTTACAAAAGCGAAAAACAAATTTGAAACCTTCGGTTAGACGCTCAATGGACTCGTCTTTGTCTGGATCTTCGAAAATTAGGTTTTTGACGTATTCCACGTATAGGCGAATAGCTTCCTTTTCTTCTATCTCCCATGGAGGTATGGCAGCAAGGAAATAATCTTGGTTGATATTGGGATGTTTTTGAAAAAGATTTTCGAATCTCATTGATTTTTTTTATCGGTTTTAAATATTCTAGTAACGTATTTACTTTTAGCGACACTTGGATCAAAATCCAAAAACACTTTAACCAGTTCATAATCTGATTCTAGGCTCATCATTGTTTTCATCACATTTTTTAATTTCTCATCCTGTAATGTTTGAACAAATACATTTTGTACTGAAAGTTTTTTACCCTTTAGATTCATCACGAAGGTGCAGAATGATAAGAATATGTGATCACTCTCTTCGCTTATCATGTTGTGGCTGGGATCAATATTCATTGTTGTGTTGTGGTTAGTGTTGTTGTGAACCCAATGAATTTTTCACTCATTTGACCACCAGATGCCCACTCACCACCTCCACCACCGCAAAGATTTTCTGCCATGTAAACAATGTCAGCAGGCGATCCTGTGGGTTTTCTGAATGAGACAAATTTAGTGTCTGGATTGACCACGATGATAACATCGCATTTCTGGGTGTCAATCAACTTTTTAGCAATTTCGTTCACTGACAGTT